CATGGCTTCCATTTGCTGTTGCATCTGCTGAACTTGCTGTTTAGCCTGCGCCAGCTGCATCTGTACTTGGGGCGGTATATCTGATTTCTCGTCAATTTGCGCCAATGGGTTAGCTGCGGCAAGGCGGTCAGCGATTACATCTGCGCCTGGGAAATCCATGTTACGGAACACCAAGTCACCAGCAATGTTGAACAGTTCTGGCTTAGAAAGCAATGGCATCATGGCATCGACTGCCTCTTGACGCTTGCTGTTGTAGCCTGGGCCTGTCTCCATCACCACATCGTATTGACCGATGGATGTGTTGTTTAAGATATTACCGATGGCATCTTGTTGATTTAATGGCAACATATCTGGCTTGCCGTCTTCACCAATGATTCGCAGAACACGCGAGGTGTCGTAAATCTTAGGGATTAGGTCAAGAATAATCTTACCTACGTGGGCAATCGAGCGAGTCAGATTGTCGTAATAGTCGTAGTTAGTCAGGTCAACTTGCTGTTGCTGACCATTTAGTGCCTTGCCTGAGATATTGCCTTGACCAAGTTGTGCAGGGTCAAAGATACCCATGATGGCTTTAATATCGTCAGAAACAATGGCAGCTGCCGCCATAGTTCCCGCGGGAGGTGGTTCTGGTTGCAGTCGTTGTGGAGGTGGCGCTTGGCGGCCTTCAATGTCTGTCTGCTTGTAGCGCAACAGCGGGAATGACTTGATGTTGGCCTGCGCCCAATCGTTCTCATGTCCCTCGTCTTGACCTTCTGCCATAACCCACTTGGCTTTAGGCGCAAGAGCGATAGATTCTGTAATTGAAGTCTGCCAGAAGTTATACATACGCTGGCTGTCTTTGGCGTAGCGCACCATTCCGAACTTCTTACGCTTGTCACCGATAACCACATGACGGCCATAAACAGGCACGATGGGGATGTAACGGCTTGGCCAATCACGCTCTTCTATCACCTCGATGGCGGTCAGTTTCTTGTATTTAATGGTCTTTTTGTACGATTCGCGTGTGTCAATGACCGATATGCCAGCCATAGCCAAGCGGTTAAAGAAGTCTTTGTCATCAGCAAAGGTGCTAGAACCATCGCTCAATAGATATAACTTAGCCTTCTCGCGGACTGTGTAGTAATACTCGGCTAGGCGTATATCTTCTTTAGTAATCCATTCTGATTGGCTATCACCAGTACCGCGTTGGGTAAAAGATGTGCCGTCATCATTCTCAGGATATAACGACCTAAATACCTCTTTAGGCATCATTGTCGTAATCAGGCACTTCTCAGCGTCAGAGCCGTCAGGCAATATGCTGTTAGGGTCGTAATAGACAGTAAATGGGTTGTCTACTGGGTCTATATATATCTCTTGGTCAAACGAATCTTCAGACACATAGTCTGTGCGGACACGCATAAAGCCCCAGCCCATGCGCACAGCATAGTCAAAGGCGTTGTCATAGGCGTGGTCTGCGTTACTGTTTACCTCAATGTGGCGAATAATGCCTTGAATGTCTTGAGCATCCACCATCTGTTGGTGCGTATTAGTTGCATGACATTTGATGCGTGGGCGTTGCTGGCGCTGTTGGTTAGCCACTTGCCGGCAGTAGCCGTCTAGTTTGTTAATGGTCAAACATGGGCGTGATTCAAGATTACGGCTGTTTTGTAGTTCTACTGGCCATTGGTCACCAGATACAAACTTTAGGTCTTCTAGCGCTTCTTGGCGGTTCATCGTGTCTGCGTCATTGCAGAACTTGAGAAACTCAACCGCTTCCGTAATTACTGGGTCAAAGTCATTTGCCATATTTATCCCATCCAACTGTTGTTCTGACCATAGTTTTGTGTCTGAACCTTACGCCTTGGCTTTGGCTCGTTAATCATTAGCCCGATATATCTAAACGCATCTGCGCCATGTGAGTATTGGTCGTGCAAAGGATTACGGCTAAATTGACCCGTCTCAGGGTCTACCTCATAGCGGTAATGTCTGAGGCATTGTAAACCATCGTAGCAATTTTCTCTATCAAACCAACAATTACGGAATATCGTTCTAGCAGCGTTGATGCTATCGACTATCGGTGTGCGCTCAATAATGCGGGTTTTGTGGCCAGCTGCGCGGACAATCTCCTCTATCGACTTGCCGTTGCTTGCCAAGGTTTTGTTCTGTGCATCGTGAGGTAGCCACAACGTGTCATACATATAGCCATAAGTTTGCATTAAGGCTAGGTAATGGCTAATGGTCTTTTGGCTATCTTCGTGGTAGCGGATTAGCCTGGTTTCCATACCCACAAACTGCAAGAACCAGATTGCTGTGCTATCTGCCCACCCAAGGTCAAATATGGCGTGTACAGGTTTTGTAGGGTCGTAGTTAACCTTTGTGATGCGCCCATCCAACTCTGCCACTTGCATTTCTTGGGCAAAGATAGCGCCATCTACTGTCAGACGGCACAATCCTTCCCATACTGTCTGATAAGCGCTTGGGTCACGACTCTTTAACGCATCACGCTCGTATGCCAATACTTCGGGAAACCACGGGTTGTCGCTGTGATTTATCTTTTGTACTACTGCACCTTCTGGCGGTCTAACAACAAAGCGCTGGTAAGTCTCGTCTGTCTCCAACTCTGGGTTAAACGTGACCCATATCTCAGAACCTTCCTTGCGGATGGTAGGAATCAGGGTATTCCAACTATGCCGGCTGACTGTCTGCGCTTCTTCCACCCAGCAGTAATCGACACCCTCGTAGGATTTGACGTTGGCCACATTGTTCTTTAGTCCCACAAAGGCGAACTCTGTGCCGTTCTTACCGCGTATAGCAGTCTGCGTTATCTCGTAAAACCCATGTAGCTGCATCAGTTCTATTTGGTCGCACAGCAGTTTGTGTACAGAATCCTTGATTGAGGTCTGGAACTCACGAGCGCACAACACACGGATTTGGCTTTTAGCGCCTAGTATCAGTAACGCTTTGGCCGCTGAATGGCTCTTACCAGCACCGCGACCCCCGTAATAGACTTTGTAACGCGCCTTATCAAACAGGCTTGCCATCTTTACAGGAAACTGTGCATTACTCTCCATTAGGCTTTACAAAAGTCACATTGATGCCAGTTATCAAAGGCGCACCATCAGCACCCGTAATCTCGGTTTTTGTGCTTTCTCTGTACTTTTTGGGAAATCGTGCCGCCATACTGCGTGACCAAATTGAAGAGTTCAACTTGTCGCTGTCTTTGTTCTCAACCATCATGGCTTGGGCTACTGTCTCCCACCAATCTAGTTCTAATTCTTTTGCATATTCCAAGGCGTGCAGAAATTCTGGGTGCTTATCTCTCCAATCGAATAAGACCCTAGTGGAAAACCCTAAGTTGGCGGCTATTTGCTCAATAGATTTACCAATGCGACCAAGTTCTATTACCCGCTCACAGAAAGCAGGGTCATAGGATGTTGGTCTACCAACTGGGCGTTTCTCTTCAGTCACTTCTTAGCCTTGGCTTTCTGTGCTGCGTTCTTCTCAGCGTAGGCGATGGCAACGGCTTGCTTAACTGGTTTACCAGCCTTTATCTCCGTCTTGATGTTTTCTTTAAACGCTTTCGGGCTTGTCGACTTCTTCAGCATCAGGCTTCTCCATCTCGGTTAGTGTCCACTGACATTGTTGTATAGCACCATTGATTTGGTGCAGCTGCATTTCCAGTTCCTTACCTTTTGCGATTAGGTCTTGGATTCTTAAAGTGATTAGTTCTTTGTCCATTAGCAGTTCCAGTTCTTTAATGATGCTTTTGCCCGTTCAGCAGGCCCTTTGGCGTTCTTTACTACGCCTTCCATCCTTGCACAGAAAGAGGCTTTACGCCCTTCGTCTTTCTTTGTCTTGGGATTTGGGGCTGGTGGCTTTAAATTGGCGTTGTTCTTAGCGTTGTACTCTGCACGACCTTTAGCCGTCATTCCAGCGCCTTTGTCCGTAGGGTTGTAGGTCTTGCCCTTACCCGTGGTTTTATGCTCTATGGGCTTGTCGTGCTTTTTCATTTTTTTGCGGTCTTAGCCGATTCTTTAAATGCTTTGGCAGTAGGTGCGCCCTTTGAGCCTGGCGTTCTCATCTTCTCTACTGGCTTGCCTTCTGCCTTTTCGCGCTTGATGCGTTCTTGTTTAGCGTGAATGTTTGCGTAAAGACCTGGTTTCATACTTCCTCCAAGATTGCGGCAATATCTTGCCATGACATTTTTAAATGACGCTCACCACTTAAGTTTAATTCCTCAAACTTCAAGTATTCGTCTTTGTATTGTTTAGCCAATGTGCCAAACAGCACTCGGTCACCAATGTTAACGCCTTGGTTTAGCGCATCTTCACCAGCTGCTACCACAGTACCGATTGACTCAGCCTCTGCTATCAGCGATGTGTCTAAAATTAGGGATTTAACGCGAGGTTCTGGCTTGACAATAATCTTGTCTCTTAATGGGCGTACATTCATTCTGCCACCTCTTTTGCTTTAGGCGGTCTGCCCATGCGCTTACGCTCTTTGATTTCTACGTCTTGACGCAAGCCCCCGCGTCAACGGGGGTAAGTTCGGCAACTGCTTTCACCGAAAACTCACCGCAAGTCTCGTTTGGACTGCGGTTTTGATACAACGGATACCTACGGCACAGCCCTAATATCGAGCCGTTATCGTGGTAGTGCCGACAGTCCTTACAATGTTGTCCAGCCATATCAACCTTTCTTGATTTGGTTAGAAGCCCCTTTAGTCCCGCTAGACTACTGGGGTTTCGCTTTTAACGATAGTGTGAGCGGTCGTGGGTATAACAAACACCAGCAGTACGGCCAGTATTGAACTCG